GGCATCGACGCGGGCGGACCGCGCTTGGCCGGCGCGCTCCGCCCGATGACTCTCGCGCAAGGGGGGCGAACCGCCGATGTCGGAAACAGCCATGCCGAAGATGTCCACGATCGATCTCAAGGCGCTGCTTTCGGCGGAGCGTTACGACGCGCTGTCCGCCATGGCAGCCTCGAAGCTTGCCGACGAGCGCGCCTCCGCACTCAACTACTACATGGGCAATATGGCCAAAGACATGCCGGCTCCGGACGGTCGCAGCAAGGCGGTGTCGAGCGACGTTGCCGATACCATCGAAGGCCTGATGCCGCCGCTGATGGACGTTTTCGCTTCCGGCGAGGAGGTGGTGCAGTTCGCACCCGTGGGGCCGGAGGATGTTGCCGCCGCCGAGCAGGAGACCGATTACGTCAACCACGTGTTCATGCAGCAGAACAACGGGTTTCTGGTGCTTTATTCCTTCATCAAGGATGCGCTGTTGTCCAAAGTCGGCGTGGTCAAGGTGTGGTGGGAATGCCGGCCGGAGGTCGAGCGCGAGACCTATCTCGATCAGCCGGATGACGCTTTTGCGCTGATCGTTTCGCAGCCGGGCGTCGAGGTCGTGGAGCACACGGAACGGGAGCTTCCCGTCATGCCGGGCCAGAAGCGCGTCGAAGACGCGCGTGAACGCGCTGGCGTGCCGGGCATCCACGACTTAGGCCCATCAGCAAAGCAGGACGTGGATGGCCGGAACAAGTCCGGCCATGACGGGCTCACTCTAGGCGCCGCTGTCGCTCCCCACCCCAAGCTGCACGACGTGACCATCGAGATCCGCCGCACCCGCGAGTGCGCACGGGTCGAGGGCGTGACGCCGGAAGAGTTCGGCATCAGCCGGCGGGCGCGCTCGATCAAGGACGCGGACTACTGTTTTCACGATGTGTTCCGCACGCAGTCGCAGCTCATCGCCCAGGGTTACGACCGCGAGCAGGTGAAAAAGCTTCCTTCCTACACGCTCGCCCACACTATCGAGGAGCAGGCGCGCGACACGGTGAACGAATCCACGCTGCGCCAGGGCGACGACGGCCTCAACGAAGCGAGCCGTCTCATCCGCATCACCGAGCATTACGTGCGCATGGACTATGAGGGCGCGGGCGAAGCCGCGCTCTACCGCTGCACCACCGCGGGCGAGGAGGGCGAGCTTCTCATCCGCGATGGGGAGCCCGACGTCGTGCGGGAGGATCAGATCCCGTTCGCGGCGATGACCCCCGTCATCGTCACGCACCGCTTCTTCGGCCGCTCGATCGCCGACTTGGTCATGGATATCCAGCGTATCAAGACCGCGCTTCTGCGTGCTCTTCTGGACAACGCCTATCTGGCCAACAATCCGCGCACCGAAGTGCCGGAAAGCCATGCCACCGAGACCACGCTTGACGATCTCCTCGTCTCGCGTCCGGGCGGCATCGTGCGCACCAAGATGCCGGGCGGGCTTTCCGTCATCCAGCATCCGGACATCGGCGGTCACGTCTTTCCATTGCTGCAGTACCAAGACGCAACGCGTGAATGGCGCACTGGCGTGTCGCGGCAAGGGCAGGGGGTTGACCCCAACGCGCTGCAGAACCAGGTGGCGACCATCGCCAACCAGATGTTCAACGCCTCCCAAGCCAAGGTGAAGCTCATTGCTCGCATCTTTGCCGAGACCGGGATTCGCGATCTCTTCTCGCTTCTGCACGCCACCATCCGCAAGCACGGCTCGCAGGCGCAGACGGTGCGGCTTCGCAACCAATGGGTAACTGTTGACCCCAGAGACTGGCGCGCGCGCAACGACATGACGATCAATGTTGGCCTCGGCACCGGCAGCAAGACCGAGCAGCTCGCGCAGCTGCAGCTGATCATCGGTGCGCAAAAGGAAGCGATCGCCGCGGGCCTGGTCAGCGCCAAGAACCTGTTCCACTCGGCCAAGGAGCTGGTGAAGCTCGCCGGACACAAGAACGTCGATGCGTTCTTTACGCCGCCGGGTGCGGCCGCCGATCCCGGCGATGCGGCCGCGGTGCCGATCTCCCCGCCGCCCGATCCCAAGCACGCCGAGATCGCAGCCAAGGCGGCGGCGGAGAAGGCCAAAATCGAGACCGACGCGGCGCATCAGAAGATGAAGCTCGATGCGCAATTGGCGTTCGAGCGCGCGCGATTTGAGTTGGAGAAAGAATTGAAACTTCTGGATCTCCAAATCGCGCGGGAGCGCCATCAGCAGGCGATGGCGCGCTCGGCCGCGAAGGCAGTCGCGGATGCCGCGCAGGCGGCCGCGCCGGCGCCCGTGCAGTAAGCGGAGGGAGCCGATCCATGACCGACGACAAGCTCGAAACCGCGATCACCCGCGGCGCCCGCGCCAAGGAGCTCATGCATAGCGAGTTGTTGAAAGACATTTTCGCAAGCATCGAGGCCGACTACATCGCGGGCTGGCGCGCGACCTCGGCCCGCGACACCGATGCGCGCGAGCGGCTGTGGCTCGCGGTGCAGGTCATCGGCTTGGTCAAGGATCATCTCGTCATCATCGCCAACGACGGCAAGCTGGCCCAAGCCGAGCTCGATCGGCTCGCCGGCCTGGGGGCGTAGCCGAGAATCGCACCGATGCGGCACGTGCCCTCTCCCCTTGCGGGAGAGGGCACAATGCTCGAGCCGCGAGATCAAATGGGTGAGGGGTCAGCCCGGTAGCGTACCCCTCACCCATCAGCGCGTGCTGAGCATAGCGAGCTGCCCTCTCCCGCAAGGGGAGAAGGCGCAATAACTGCGATGGCGACCGCTGAAAAATGGAGAAGACAACATGGATTTGAATACTGATACCGGAATCGAATCTTCGCCCCCGCTCGCGCTCGAGCGCAGCGCGCCGGCAAACACTCCCGCCCATCTCTCCACGCATGACGCTGCCGCGGTGCTGCGCAAGCTGCGCCAAAATGGCGACATGGATGCAACCAGCTCCGATCCCCGGATCAAGTCCGGGGACGCAACATCTGCGGCGCTGGCCGAGACCACAGACGCAACCGCTGATGCAATCGACGACGCCGCTCCTGCGACGCAGGATCCCGGCGAGAAGACCGAGACTGCCGATCCGGCGCATTCCCGCGAGAGCGGGGAGACGCCGCCCATCGAGCCGCCGCGGTCTTGGACCAAGGAGGACAAGGAGCTTTTCGCGAGCCTTCCCCGCCCGACGCAGGAACGTCTTGCCGAGCGCGAGCGGTCGCGCGAGAGCGATTTTCTCCGCCGTCAGAACGAAGCCGCCGAGAAGCTCAAGGGCCTCAGCGCCAAGGAGCAGGCGGTGGAACTGGCGAGGCAGCACTACGAAGCCGCGCTGCCGCAGCTTCTTGCAAATTTGCAGAGCCAACAGGCGGGCGAGTTCGCCGACATCAGGTCGATGGCCGACGTCGAGCGTCTCGCACGCGAGGACTGGCCGCGCTACCTGCTCTGGGATCTGCAGCAAAAGAAAATGGCCGACGTGGGCGCGCAGCTGCTCGCGGCGCAGCACCGCCAGGCGCACGAGAAGCTTTCGCAATTCGCCGAGTTCGCCACGCGCGAGGACGATCTCTTCAAGGAGAAAGCCCCCGACACGGCGGACGCGGCGAAAGCCGCCGAGCTGCAGAGCAAAGCGCTCAAGGTGCTGCACGAGCTGGGCTTCGACGAGGAGAAGGAGCTGGTGCCGATGTGGAATGGGCAGAAGGAGTTATCGCTGCGCGACCATCGGCTGCAGCTCTTGATCCGCGACGCGACGCTCTGGCGTGAGGCGCAGGCGAAGGCCAAGGCTGCGGCGACGAAGCCTGTTCCCCCGGTTCAGCGGCCGGGGGCGGCGTCGGCGCGTCAATCGACCGACGAAGCGCGCGTCCAGCACCTCACGCAACGGCTCGAACAAACCGGCTCGTTGCGCGACGCCGCGGCCTTGGTCCGCGCGCGCCGCGCAGCTAGGTAACGCCGTTCGTCATGCCCGGCCTTGTGCCTGGCATCCAGGTCTTCCGTGAACCAAAGCAAGACGTGGATGGCCGGGACGTAAGC